GGCGTTACAGAAGGAACCGGCCCTCAACAACCTTTTTTCCCCGACGGCAGTATCAACACTGAAGTGCAAGAGCCTTTGTTTGAAATAGGATTTAACAAGCCTGTAGATTACGATTTGCAATCGGGGAGAATGGAAGTCAGCGATACTGATTTAGGCGCCAATCGATATGTGACCGGCGAAGGCGGCAATGGATTAGCCAGTCAAAGCTACATTTATCGAGCAGTCAGTGTTGTCAGTACCTTTGCAAACGGACGTTTTACACAGGATCTAGAAGGTGTGCTTGTGACCTTTCCTCGCAGTGCTATCAAAGCCAATACCAATGTTGACTCGCAATACACCGAAACTGAACAAGAAACTGAGAGATTGTTGGCCAATCTTGATGTTGCCAATGCTGCACGTACCGCACAAAATGCACTCAATCGTGCTGCCACGTCTACTCCGGGGCAACCGTCGTCACCAGCTACCGCACCTGCTCGGGCAAATCCTGCTGCACCGGCTGCTGCTGCACCAGCAAGACCGCCTACCAGTGGCACGCAGCCTGTGGGTAATGCTGCAGCAACTACCAATACTGATGTTCAGTCTGGTGTCACCAGACAACTTACCGCAAACGACTTGGCGAGAGGATATACATTTAGTGAAACAACTTTTAGACAAAAGGATCCTGCAGGTGCAAAAGCCTACAGAGATTTTCAAAAACAAAAAGAAAAAGAAATTTCAGCAGCTGAGTCTGCGAGACTGACAGCACAGGCTCAAAGAAACAATAACGGTACAGTATCACCTCGTGAGAGAGAACTTATAGATCAGCAAGCGCAAACCACTGCCCGTCGAATAAGTCAACGTCTTGCAGTAGAACAATTTTTACCACAAATACAAGCAGCTGGCGCAATCACCTTTTCGGGTGTCACTCGTCCTGCAGCTCAACAAGGTGCTGCTGTATCTCGAGCACCACAAATTGGTAGTAGGGAACCTTAATGTCAGATAATATTCAACGCAGTCGTGGCCGCGGTCAAGGTTATAAGTTTGACCGCGGAGGCAATCCAGCTGAATTTGGTCCGTTTATTGGCGAAGTCAAAAACAACGTTGACAGCAACAGATCTGGACGTTTACAAGTTTATATCGAACAGTTCGGTGGCGACGATCCAGATGACACAAGCCTGTGGCGCACAGTTAGCTATGTGCCACCTTTTTACGGATCTGTGGCTCAGTCAGGCACTGATACCGGCACTGGCGACTATATCGGCAATCCTCAAAGCTATGGCATGTGGTTTACACCGCCCGATCTAGGAACTTTGGTTATATGTTTCTTTGTTGGTGGCGACCCCAATGGCGGATTTTATACAGGATGTATTCCCGAAGTCGGTGTCAACCATATGATTCCGGCTGTGGGTGCCAGCAAAAACTTTGACCTGGGCGACAGCAAAGACAAAAGTTATTTCAGCAATGCCAAGCAGTTACCAGTCACCGAGATCAACGTTGAGAATGAGGAAATTGACGACAATCCCAGATTCTATGATCAGAAAAAACCAGTGCATTCATATGTGGCCGGCATCATGCTACAGCAGGGTCTGATCGACGACACTGTGCGCGGCCCCATTACCAGCAACAGTCAAAGAGAAAGTCCCAGTTCGGCCTACGGTATTGTTACACCCGGCCGTGCAGTGTATCAAGCTGGACTTAACGAAAACAAAGAAAACATTGTTGACAAAACCAATTCCAGCGCCAAACGACTAGAAGATGTAAAAATTATCGGTCGACGTGGCGGTCACAGCATTGTGATGGATGACGGTGACCTGCAGGGTTTTGATAACCTGGTTCGTATACGTACCAGCAAGGGTCATCAAATCACCATGAGTGATGACGGCGACTGTTTTTACATCATACATGCCAACGGGCAAAGTTGGATCGAACTAGGTACTGAAGGCACAGTGGATGTGTATTCTACCAACTCAGTCAACGTGCGAACCGAAGGCGATATCAACTTACACGCCGACAAAAACATCAACATGTTTGCCGGTGAAAGCATTAACATCAAGAGCAAAAGTGTAAAAATCAACAGCACAAAAAATCTTGAATTGGCAGCCGACGGCACACTGGCAGCTTACAGCAAAGGCAACATGGGTGTGCTCAGCGACGGAGCTTTGAATATGAAAAGCTCTGGTGGCGGCTGGGACGCCGGCGGCAGCCTAGCTCTCAAAGCTGGTACCATTGATCTCAACGGCGGAGCCAGTCCAGGATCGGTCACTAAACCAACTGTGATAGAAGATTTAGAATTGCCTGACACCATATTTGAAACTGATGTGGGTTGGAAAGTGGAAGAAGGCAAGTTAAAAACCATTGTGACTCGCGCACCCACACACGAGCCATACCCTTATCACAATCGTGGTGTTGAAGTCAAAGTTGAACTTGACTCAGGTGGGCCAGCAGAGGCAGCAGCCGCAGCAGCAGCTCCACCACCTCCCAGTACTGAAGCTGTGGCAAAGTTGGCCGATCAACCAGTTACAGTACCGGTCAATGCTGCACAAGTACTAAAAGAAACACCAGCCACTATTAATATTCCTGGACTGAATACCAAAGAAATTACTGGTATGATGAGTAGTGCAGCAGCCAGCGTGAATCAAGCATTTAACACATTCAGCATCGAAAAAGGCATTGGCAAGTATGGCATCGCGCCGATACAGTTGGAACAGTTGGGATTTATCAAACCTGGCACAGTTTCGCAGTATCTTGGAAATGCGCAAAGTTTGAATGCATTGCTGACAAGTCCCACTATCTGGACCGGCAAAAACAACGTCAACGGCATCAACGGAATACTTGGCAATGTAAACTTGCAAGGAGTAATGCAACAGGATCTCATGAGTCGCGGTGCTGCGCAACTGCGAGCATCAGGAGTGCTTAAAGGACTAGAAAAACCATTACAGCTGGCACCATTGATACAGTCCACTGTGAAATTTGGTCCTGGGCCAGTTACCGAGTGGGTCAAGGGTCAGGCCAGCCAAAAAGTTGTAAATCAAATTAATTCTCTTTCTAAAAATGCGCAACAGGCCATCAGCTTGGTTACCAGTAAACTGGGACTGGGTAATTTTGGTGGGATTATAGCAGCTATTTCCGGCGCTACTCAAACGGTCAGTCGCAACGGAATCAACGCTGCTGTGTTTTCGGTCATTGATAATCCTAAGGTTCCGGATCCAGAATTTAAACCAAAAGATCGCACAACTAATATTGATGTTAGAGCCGAACAGCAGGATGCCAGGGTTGCTGCTTATTTGCAAGCTAGACGGGAAGGCAAATCCGAAGCAGAAGCACAAAATATTTCTGCGGCGGTGGGTAATAACGTGGGTGCTGCTGCATTAGCACGCGAGTTCAACAGAGCTGGCCTGTGATATTTGAGTTAAATACATTATGACTACTTTCGTTGGATTCAATACAATCAATCAGTTCAAAAAATTTACCTTGGTAGATTTTGAATTGGTCAAACGCGACTTTGCCAATGCCCTTAACATTAGACAAGGCGAAGTGCCAGGTCTGCCAGGATACGGTACAACCCTGTGGAGCTTTGTGTTTGAAAATCAAAGTCCAGACACTGAAAATGCAATCCTAGCTGAATTACAGCGTGTAGCAGCACAAGATCCACGGCTGTACCTAGCCAGTGCCGAAGTATATCCGCAAAACAACGGCATACGCATTGAAATGCTGGTACAGGTAGTGCCCAGTTCGGTCAATCAATTGCTGGTGTTGTTCTTAGACCAACAAACACAACGAGCCGGTTTTATCTAAAACTACTACGTTATTTCTATCGATAAATAACACAACAGTGAGATATTATGGCCAAGACTACCCGGCAAACCGCAATATTTGGAGTTGAAGATTGGAAGCGTCTGTATCAGACCTACCGTGAAGCTGACTTTCAAAGCTACGATTTTGAGACTTTACGCAAAAGTTTTGTAGATTATCTGCGTCTATATTACCCAGAAACATTTAACGACTATATCGAAAGTTCAGAGTTTATTGCTTTGCTGGATGTCATGGCGTTTATGGGACAGGCCCTGGCATTCCGCAACGATCTCAATGCACGTGAAAACTTTTTGGACACTGCAGAAAGACGCGATTCAGTAGTGCGCCTAGCCAACTTGGTCAGTTATACGCCCAAGCGTAATCAAGCAGCGCAGGGATTTTTAAAAGTATTTTCAGTTACCACAACTGAAGATATTACAGATTTTAACGGTATTAATTTATCCAATGTCACAGTCAATTGGAATGACCCTACCAATCCCAACTGGTTCGAACAGTTTACCTACATCACCAATGCTGCCATGGTTGACAGTCAAAAGTTTGGCCGTCCCGGCAACACACAAAATATCTTGGGAGTTCGCACCGAAGAGTACTCATTGAATTTGGTACCAGGTTTCCTGCCTATTGTTTCTTACAACAGCACAGTTGATGGTGTCAGTATGCCATTTGAAGCGGTCAGTGGTACCAGCCAAGGTCGCGACTATGTGTACGAACCTGCTCCCAGACCCAGTGGTATTTTTAATGTGCTGTATCGCAACGATCAGTTGGGGTTTGGCAGCGACAATACTGGTTACTTTTTTCTCTTTAAACAGGGCATTTTGCAAAATCAGGATTTTAATCTAGCAGAAGCTATTCCTAACCGCACTGTCAACATCAATATAGAAGGTGTCAACAACGAAGACTATTGGCTGTACAAGTTGGACAACGTTGGTTCAATTGCAAGCGAATGGCTGTACGAAGAAAGCATATATGCCGCTGCTGTTGAGCAACTGAGTCCAGAGCAACGAAAGATTTACAGTATCACCAGTCGTGCCAATGATCAGATTACTCTGACATTTGGTGATGGCGTGTTTGCCGAAGTGCCAGTGGGTCTGTTCCGCAGCTACGTTCGAGCATCTAACGGATTGCAATACATAATCAATCCAGAAGAAATGCAAAGCATTCTGATTCCCATCAGCTATATCAGTCGCTTTGGACGATTAGAAACCATCACTTTCAACTGTGGAATTACACAGCCAGTATCCAATGCACAACCACGCGAAACCATTGAAGAAATTAAACAACGTGCTCCGGCTAGATATTACACACAAAATCGCATGGTCAACGGTGAAGACTACAACAACTTTCCTTTCACTCGATACAACAACATTATCAAAAGCAAAGCAGTGGCACGCAGCGCCACTGGTACCAGTCGATACATTGACTTGACTGATATAACTGGCAAGTACAGTTCCACCAACATTTTTTCCAGCGACGGCGTTCTTTATCGAGAGAATCTGCTGCCTAGTTTTGAGTTTAACTGGGTCAATCGCAATGACATTGTGGATATCATTACCAACAACATCGAGCCGTTGCTGAGTTCACGCAGTATGCTGCAATTTTATTATGCCAACTTTGAACGCCCAAATCTTGCAATCTTAAATTTGGCTTGGAATCAAAGCACTACTCTGGTCAACGAAACCACAGGTTATTTTTACAACACACTCAACTTGAATCCGCAGCCCATTGGATTGTATGCCAGCAACAATGCACGTTATGTGACACAAGGTGCCTTGGTTAAATTTGTTCCGCCTGCTGGGTTTTTCTTTGATGTCAACAACAAGTTGGTGGCCGGGACACCTGTTAGAGCTGACGAAAAACTTGAAATTTGGGTCACAGTGTCGGCGGTGATACTGGATGGTATCAACAACGGCCTGGGCAACTTGCCGGACGGAAACGGCCCAGTGGCCTTGAATACATTTGTGCCAACAGGTGCATTGTCCTCTGAAGTTATTCCTAAATTCATCGACGACTTGCCGGGCTCGTTAGAGCAGGCCATGCTACAGCAAATTGAGCTGTTTAGAAATTTTGGCATTGGGTACAACAACTTGACCAGCACTTGGTATTTGATTACCAGCACCAATCTTGCTGCAGATGCTGCATTCAGTCTTGCCAATGCACAAAACACACAAGGTGTCAATCTTGATGCTTCCTGGTTGATAGAATTTGTAACCAACGGTGAAAGTTACACTG